CGGATGTCAGCCGCGCAGGCTTTGACGTGATCAGATGACGGCACACCGCCCACCGCCGCATTGAGCTGGGGCGAGCGATAGCCCGACGAAATGGACACCGAGATGTCACGCCCCGCCTTGGCGCTCAGGAAGGCCCGCACGCGCTCCAGCATCGCCAGGGTTGCCCAGGCTTGGGGCTCAAGGTCTTCTGGCAAATGGTTCGGGATGCGCTTGCGCAGGGCCATGCCAGAGGCGCAAAACTCGTCAAGGTCGAAGTGGGTGATGTTCATTTCCCGCTCACCTTGTCCTGTTTGACCAAGCGCCCCACAACGCCCAGCACCAACAGCGCGACAGTCACGCCATGGATGAGCGCATGTCATCGGGCAGGTACAGCCACGCGCCTTGCAGCGCACCGGCCACCGTCATAGCCTGAACCGACAGCATCCGCCAGGCCTTGTTCCATTCGTCGATGAGTTTCATTCACGCCCCCTGAAAAACCGGTCGTACACCGCCGCCGTGAATTGGTACGCGATCCACGACAGAGTGGCGAGGTAAACCCAATCCTGCAAAGGCAGACCCAGGAATGACAACCCCGTCACCAGCACAGGCGGCGCGTTTTTGATGACCGCAGACGCGGCGACTGTTTGCTCGTGCATGTCGTTGCTCATGGTTGGGACTGCGGTTGATCATGCGTATTCGTAAACGAAGATCACCCCATCGCCGCCAACCGAACCGGTGACGGCGGCCAGTGATGGTTTAGAAAGCGATGCCTGACCGCCGAAGCCGTAGCCATCCAACTGGAACGTTTTCGCGGGGATCGCAAGTGATGATGTGAAAACGGGGCTGTCCTGGCGGCTGCTAAGTGGTGAGCTTCCGGGTTGGCCCAAAATTCCCAGCGATGCGGAACTCAAATATGCACACTCCGATGCGGAGCCCCCCTTAATGGACAGGATGTTTGGCGTTCCAGAAGCCACAGCGCCGCCGTTTGAAACACCATTCACAGCGGGATTGCTTGACGCCGTGTAAAGAAGTGAAAAACCAGCGCCGCCACCCAGCAAGTTGAAAATCGAGCCAAAGGAAGTGTTGCCTCCACTTGATGCCGTGCCACCGCCAGCCCCCGCTGCTGCACCGCCCGATCCGATCGTCAGGGTTACCCCAGCAAAACCAGAGGTGAGGAAAGTCTCAGCATAGGCACCACCACCACCGCCCACGCCGATGCCCACCTGGGTGGCCGACGTTGTAGCGCAACCAGATGAACCGCCGCCGGCCGCCACAGCCTTGACAAGCACGGATGTGGTGCCAACTGTTGGTGTGTAGGTGCTGCCGCTGTCGGCCTTCGTGAACTTGCGAACTCCAATCAGCCGGCCATGCTGCGCGAACGGGTCGCCCATGGCGATCATCGAATTGACCGCATCCACGGCTGATTTCAGATCGGCGCGGGCCGTCGCGGGGCTGCCCGTGCCCGCGTCAATGTTGGTCGTCCCAATGGGGGTGGTGGGCCATGTCATGCGGCGACTCCTTCGACGGTGTAATCAATGAGGGGCGGGTCTGCGAGTACGCCCGATGCGTTGTAAAACCTGACCCGAGGCCCCGATGTGCTCTTGTCGATCAGCGTGTAAGACCAGTTGCCGGTGACGTTTTGCAGAGTCACGGATACCCGGCTGATGGATGCGTAGGTGCGAGACAGCGGAAGGCGGATATCACCCGTGCCGATGTGGTTGCCACCGGTCAACGCAGCCGGGCTGATGTCGTTGCCCGACTCGCTGGTGACAGCGCCCGTGTAGATAACCGACATGGCGGTGAGCTGGGTGATCTGCGTCACGCCCGCGCCTGTTCCGCCCGTGGCGGTCACGGTCACGCGCAACTTGATGTAGCGCCCCCTGACGGGCGCGGCAATCGTGGCCCACGATGACCACGTGGTGCCGTCCGTGCTGTGCTGCTCCTCAATCACATAGGCGCCGACACAATCCAGGCTCACAACCGGCAAGCTGGTGACAGCGGCGCCAAAATCCACCGCTGGGGTGATGTAGGTCCACGATGTGTACGGTTCCCACACCCACCGCGTCCAGCCCGCCCACGTTGACGGCAGCGTGGCCCACGTGGCCTGATCTGCCACGCGCAACACCGCAGCACCGTTGTCCACATCAATCACCGCTTGAGACAGCGTGCCCGGCCAGCCGGAGCCGTCGTAGCTCACCACCGCCAGGGCGTTGCCCATGCGTGGATTAGGCAACGTGGTGATGATCGACAGCGGCGTGTCTGACTCGTTGCCGCTGGTGTCCACCCCCACGATGGCGATGGTGTAGGTGCCCGCCAGAAGCTGGTTTGTCTCAATCGGCAGCGTCGTGAAAAACCCGCTGTCCGTTTGAAACGGCGTCATGCTGGCCCAGGTGTAGGGGCCTGAGCCCTGCCGATACCTGATTCGGTAGCCCGCCAAATCAAGCGGGCGGTTTGCTGCGCTGTAACCGCCCGTCAGAATCCGCGTGCCGTCCGGCTGCGCGCTGATCAAGAAGCTGTCCACCGTGGGTGGCGGTTCGGTCTTTCCCACCACGATGTGCGTGATCTGCGTGCACCAATTGCCTGTGGCAATGCGTGATTTCACGCGCACCTTGATCAGGTAGACCGCGCCGTCTTGCACGCCCCGGATGTAGAGGCTTGCGGATGAGCCGGGGAATGATTCGCTGATCCACCCGCCGCCCGCGTTGTACTGCACCTCAATCGTGCCCGCGCTCACCACGGCTTGGCTTGTGATGGGGTCGAACGTCAGCAGGATGCGGCTCACCACCGTGCCGTCATCGGTCATGATCAGTTGATCCGTGCCCGACTGAGCGGCGAGGCCAGTGACCATAGGCAAGTCCCACGGCTTGGTCAGTGTGGTGTTGGGCACTTGGTCAACAGCCGAGAAAACCGCGTCGGGGTTGTAGATGCTCGCTGCCGTTTCTTTGAGTGTCAGCATCACGCCGGTCTGCGGTTGGTGCTCCCATCCGACCACCTCAAACGCTTTTGCAGACCAACCGTAACGCGTGCTGGTCACGGTCACCACGTCGAACAGCTCAAGCACCCACGCCCTCATGTTGCACGGCCATTTGACCGTCATAGCGTCGCGCATGTCGCGCAGCAGCACACCACCGATGTGCAAGGCCTGCGGGCCGAACGACACCGCGCCCATCTGGATCTCGGTGGACAGCTCGCAGCCGTCCGCAGTGATGTAGGCGGCAGGGGCCAGCGCGGGCAACTGAGTGGACACCCAGTTTTGCGTCTGGTCGGCAATCGTCAGTCGATAGGTGTTGGTCAGCGAGGCCATACCCAGGTCGGGCACGATTTCGCGGTTGCCAGGGGTGGACGACAACCAAGAGTCATCCAAGGCCGCCACAGGCGTGCTGTAGGCCCCCGCCCTGACCTTGAGTTGCCCACCTGCCCAACCCCATTTGCCGGCCATGGATTCGACCATCTCGGCCAGGTGCGTCTCTGGGCTCACGTCCAGCTTTGCCACGTAGTCGCAGCGGTACAGGGGCACGGTGGACGATGTGCCCGCGCTGTCGGTGTAGGTTTGGCTGGTGTCGCAGATGTTGGCGGCGCGGATGATCGCTGCGTCGTCAATTTCGTAGCTGGCGCACCCGCCGCCGTGGGCGTACAGCGACCAATCACGGATGCACAACGCCGGGTTTTGTGACCAGGCCGTGGCGGTGGTTCGGGGGTCGTAAACGCGGGCGCCACGGAACACAGCGGAGATGCTGGGCACGCCGGACGTAAACGCGGTGTCGTCGTACTCCAAGTCCACCAGCAAGCAGGCGATGCCGCTGAACTTGTGGGCCGACGTGATCAGGCTGGGGAAGCGCGTAGCCAGCTCCCCCGACAGGTCTTGCCCAGGGGCGCCCGTGTAGATGCGCACGGTGGCCTTGGAGACGGTGGCATTGGCCTGCCACCGGATTTGCACGCTGGGGTTGGCGGTGGCATCCCAATACACCACGGTGCCCGTGCGGGTAAACGCCACAGCAGGATAGACCAGCGTGGCGCCCCGGTTGTAGGTGCCGTTGACGCTCAGAACCGACACAGACGCGGTGTCTGCATCGGCGCCCAGGTCATAGCTGCCGCCAGAGTAGATGCCGCTGCGGTCTTGCCGCTGGGTGGTTCCGTATGGTGCATTCGTGACGCGGTTGGACCCGTCGATGCTCAAAGCCACGTCGTTGAAATAGACCGTCTCCACGCCGTCGATTTCATGACCGCACAAGGCCACCACCAGGGTATAGAACTGGCTCTTGTCGCCACGCGATCCCTTGAACACCACGCCATCAACGTTGCGCACGCGGCCATAGCAGCGGCTGCGGGCGCCGTCAAACGCCGTGGTCATCACGTTGCGGTCGGTCAGCGAGTTGTTGTACTCGTGCCGGGCCTTCTGCTTTTGATAGGCGCTGGTTTGGGCTGCGGTGACCACGTTAAGGGCAAGCACGGCCAAAATAGCGGCGGCGCTGACAGGTGCAGTTGCCAGGGCCAGGGCCACAGTGGCGGCAATGGACGCGACTTGCAGCAGCGTCGAAACGGTGGACGATTTAGACATGGCACCTCCAAACCCGCGCCGGGGCGTCAGTCGTCACCAAACCGGCATCGCCAGGGCCGTGCCACATGGCCCCGCCAAACCACACCAGGCGCCCGTCGTCACCCAGGCCGATGTCGCCGGGCTGTGCGCAGATCACCGGCACCTCGGGGCCTAGACGCTCGGCCAGGATCGCGGCCATACCGCCCAGGCTGTCAATGAGCCGGGCAGCGCCCAAGGCTGTGTCGTACTGGCCGCGCAGGTCGCCCATCACATCGGCGCCCGTGCACGCCTCCACCACGGCAGAGGCCACGGTGCAGCAGTCGTGCGCGCCCCAGGCAAAGGGCACTGCGCGGATCGCGCAGGCGAGCGCATCCAGCCGGAGCATCCAATCCGGCAGGCGTTTGGTGGGTTTTGTCATTTGTAGAAGTAGGACGCCGCAGGCCACACATCGACGTGGTTGGCCTGGCTCACAACAAACTGCATGGAGCGATCACCGGGCGTGATCTGCTGTTGGTCGCCGTCCGTGTAGCGGATGGGCTTGGTGCGGGCGTAGGTCGTGCCCCTGTGCTCTGCCGTGATCGAGATTTGGCCGGTCTGCTCGCCTTCGCTGATCGTCATTTGATCCAGCGACCCCGACCAGATCATGGGCGCATCAACAATGCCTGCGTCGGTGTAGATCGCCTCATAGATGCGGATGCGCTTGTTGCGGTACCCGCCGCCCATCGCCAAGCTGAGGTAATCGACCGGGACGGATGACAGCGAGATGGAGAGTGACTGGCGCTCACCGGCCGAATCAGTCACCGCCGCGATGCTGCCCACGTCGCCCGCGCCTGCGTATGTGTTGCCGCCGTAGACCACATCAAAGCCAGCCGAACACAGATAGACCGTGGTGTCGAGGTCCATCTGAAGCAGCAGGATGACGCCGAAGCCGTTGGCCTGCGTGAGCGCAGACAGAAAGCCACTTGATGCGGTTCTCATGGGGACTCAATCAGCGTGTAAGAACTCGATGCCATCGTGTCCGGCGTGTGCGTGAATGCGGATTGATCCTCAGTCACGATGAACGATGCCGATGGCCGATACCAGACAACGACCGCGCCCGATGTAATAGCGGCCTTTACGCGGTTGACCGTCGTCACTGTCAAGACGCCAGCCACAGGCGAAGCATCCGCCGCGACTTGGAACAACTGAGAGCCGATGGCGAACATGTCGCCAGCCAACAGAGTGCCCGTTGTGGTGATCTGGATGGATCGGGCGAACTGCGCAGCATTGGCGGCAACAGTAGGGGCGCCGCGCATGGTGCCTTTGGGTGTGGGGCGCGAAAAGTGCCAAGCGGTGACGGTTTGAACGCCGCCCACCAGTTGGTTGAAGAATGCTTCCATGGCCCCCGAATCAGCGCGCATCCGGGGCGGCATGGTCACGCTCATCCGCCACAACTCGGTGCCAAGCTCAACCGCCTGAACTTGGCTTGTGATCTGGCTTTGGTGCTGCACCGTCTGACGCTTGAGCCCGATGTCACACGATGCCGGGATCAGCGATGAAGGCCATGTGAGCGCGGTCATGCGAAGGCCCCCCGGTGCTGCTTGCTGCTCAGGATTTGGGCCTTGACCACTTCCATGCTTTGCGCAATCGCGGCCATCACCTCAGCCCTATTGACGCCTTGGCCGATATGGTTAACCACGGTCATCGGTTGCCCGCCTTGCGTGTATTTGCTGTTCTCTGCCGCAGTCAAAACGCGCTCGCCTTGGTGCAGCAGAAAAGGCGTGTTGTCTCGGGGCACGTAGTCGTATCCGTTGGCGGCAAGCGTGGGGGCAATTTGTGGCGTGTCGCTGATGTTGACAGACGAACCGGGCGTGGTGGACACACTACCGCCAGAGCCAAAGAGCGACCCAAGCAGGCCAGAAAGGCCACCCACACCACCAGACTGGCCGGCAACCACCATGCGCAGTTGTTGCCGGATGAATTCGTCGGCCATGAACTCCCACAGGCTGCCAAAGCTCAGTTTGCCCGTGTGCACAAAGCTGATCACCGCGTCTTCCATGCGCGACAGGCCGCCGCTGATCATGTTCTCCGCGTACTTGGCGACGTTGCCCGCGTCTTCCTTGTACTTCGCCATGGCCCGGTCAACGCCAGTTTGTGGGTCTTGGTTGATCGCGTTGCGCTGCTGGATTGCCTGCGTCACTTTGGCGATCTGCTCGGACTCCCATGCAGCAATGTCGCCAGCCTTTTCGGCGTGCTGGGCCAACATGGCTTCAGCGTCGGCGTGCACCTTGATTGCAGCCGTGGCAATCTCTCGCTCTTCGGTCGTCTTGCCCACCATGGCCGCTTCGACGCGCATCGATGCAATCTCTTTGTCAATGGCAAGCGTGTGGCCCGCCTTGCTCTTGGCGTAGGCGTCTTCCTTGGCTGCGGCCTGCTTGCGCTTTTCCTCGGCTTGCTGCTCAAGGGCCAGCTCTTTCTTCAAGCTGTCAATCCGTTGAGCCGTTGCGCGAAGCTCTGACTGCTGCTTGGTCGTCAAGCCTTTGAGCTTGCCTTGAGCGATGTCCAGATTCAAAACAGCAAGGGTCGAATCGTCGATGGCCTTGCCGTACTTATTCCAGTTTGCGGCCTGTACC